AATAAGAATATCATATCTGTATTTTATTGCAAGGCATTTGACAATTTGGTATAAAATGGTGTAGTAATCTAACCATATAGAATATAGCTTAAAAATAGCATTTTACATATCAATATATAAATGTCAAGTATTTTAGGTTATCCACAGACCGGCTCAATTTTTAAAGTGTGCTATAATATAGGAAATGTCAATTAGACCACAAGCAGAGTTTCCGCTATGGGATGAATATGCAAAACATTTTGAATTAAACGAAAATGTTATCTTTGCATTATACCCGGACATATACACAAACAACAAACTAACACCGGACTTGCTTGTTCATGAATCAACACATCTAAGGCAACAGCAAAAAATCGGAGTTAATGAATGGGTAAAGAACTTTTTAGAGAATCCATCAAAGAGAATAGAGTATGAGCTAGAAGCATATCGAAATCAAATCAAATCAATTAAGGACAGAGAGCAAAAGAACAAGTGTAGAATCTGGGCTAGTGAAACATTAAGCTCCGGACTATACGGAAACATTATATCAAAAGAACAAGTTTTCAAATTATTAAGTTATTAAAACATCATGCCATATAAAAGCGACAAACAAAGAAAGTTTTTTCACACACAAACAGCAAAGGTCAACAAATCAATTAAGAAGACAATGGGATATTAATATGAACATAATTGCTCCGGTAATATTTATAGTGCTAGTAATCGCTTTAATAATAGAGAGCAGAAAATAACATGACAGCAGGAAGACCAACAGAATACAATCAAGAACTTATAGACAACATATGTTCACAGTTAGCAGAAGGCGTAAGTCTAAGGACTATATGTCAAGGTGAAGGGATGCCGGACAAGTCAACGGTGTTTAGGTGGTTACGTTTACATAAAGAATTTCAAGACCAATACGCACGAGCAAAGGAAGAATCAACTGATGCCATGTCGGAAGACATCCTATCAATAGCAGACGAATCTCTAGATGAAGCATCAACAGGAGACGCCAAACGTTCAAACGCTAAGGTTCAAGCACAAAGACTTAGAGTGGACACCCGCAAATGGATAATGTCTAAGATGAAGCCTAAGAAATACGGGGACAAGCTAGACATGACAACAGACGGAAAGGCTATAGAAGTTAATCTTATAAGCTATAAGAAGAACACAGACATAGAGCCTAAGGCTTAGACTGTTCCGGTGAACGGGTGTTCACTTGACTAGATGTTAGCCGGATGTTCTGGTGGAAAGTTAGACCCCTTGTTGATTTCTATTATAAACCCATGAATGTTAAATACCCCATAGGGCATAGTTCACCTAAATAGCAACTTTCAAAAAAATAAAAAATGTCATCTAATTTGGAAAACACAAAAGTAACACTCCCCTTTAACTTCATCCCAAGAGACTATCAGCTCCCTTTTCTTGAAGCGTGGGACTCTGGAATAAACCGTTTTATCTTAGTCTGGCATAGACGTTCTGGAAAGGATAAGACCTGTTTTGCCAACCTACCAAAGAAGATGTTTGAAAAGAAAGCACCTTACTTTTACTTTGCTCCTACCTACAAACAGGGTAAGAAGATTATCTGGGACAACATCGATAGTAATGGTTTCAAGTTCCTAGACCACATACCCAAGAGTATCATCAAAAATAAAAACGAAAACGAACTCAAAATTGAGTTAACAAATGGCTCTTATGTTCAGATAGTCGGGACTGATAACATTGACTCGGTGATGGGAAGTAATCCATTCGGATGTATATTTACCGAGTTCTCCCTCCAACACAGAGAAGCATGGGACTACATAAGACCTATTCTAGCCGAAAACGGAGGATGGGCAGTATTCGTATTTACCCCTAGAGGAACAAACCACGCTTGGGAACTTCTACAAATGGCTAAGAGTAATCCTAAATGGTTTACCCAAATCCTAACAGTAGACGATACAGACGTTATTTCTAAGGATAGTCTAGCGGAAGAAAAGGCACAAATGCCAGACGACCTATTCCAACAAGAGTTCTATTGTAAGTTCATAGATGGAGCTTCACAATTCTTTAGGGGAATAGAAAAGGTAATATATACTGACCCATTTGAAGAACCTATGCCTAATCATGAATATAAACTAGGAACTGACTTAGGAAAGAGTAACGACTACACTGTTGTAACACCGTTCGACCTTATGACTTTCAAAGTGGGTAAACAGGAACGTTTCAATCAAATCGACTATAACCTACAAAAGAGTAGGATAGTATCTGCATATAGTCGCTTTAATAAGCCTACAATGACTATAGACAGCACTGGAGTAGGAGACCCTATATCAGATGACCTTTCACAAGATATTTCTAACCTTGAACGTTTTACGTTCACACAGAAGTCAAGAATGGACTTACTCACAAACCTACAACTCTTAATCCAACAACAAAAGATAAAGATTCCTAACGACCCTACCCTAATCGCAGAGTTAAAATCTTTCGAATATGATATTTCAGATAACGGAAAGATTGGAGCAAGATGTGATGACAACTTACACGATGACTGTGTTATGTCTCTAGCACTAGCGGTATGGAATATACCTACTGAACCCCTTAAAGTTCCTAACTTTTACCAACAAGTAGTAGACGAAGTTTTAGCAGATATGTCAATAGACCCAAAGACGGGTTATTTTGGATAGACGAATTTTATAAGTGTGTTATAATACAAACCAAATGGCAAAGAAAAATAAACCTAATGTCAACCCAGATACAGATGCTCCAAAGGATTCTAACCAACCTAGGGAATATGCAAATGTTATAGAAGGAAAGAGGGACATACTAAAGCAATATCTTATTGAAAAAGATTATGCAATTAAAGTCAGACAAGTAAAGATTAATAACTGGCTAAAAAACGAAGAACTTTATAACGGTGTTACACAAAGAACACTTATGACTCGTTCTAATCTTCACCTACCAATCGTATTTGAAGGTGTCAATAATGCTAGTGCTAAAATAGGTAAAGTTCCAGACTTAGATTTCGATACTATTCCAGAAGGAGATGAGAACGCATCAGATATTATGACCCACGTAGTTAGAGAGGATTTAAACTCATCCGACTTTGATATGATTTGGGAAGACTCTAAGATTGAATGTGGAATCTATGGTGAAACAGTTTACGAAGTAATACCCGGAAATGATAAGCAAACCGTAGAATTGGTTGATACTTTGGCGTTCCTAAGAAGCCCAATAGCAAAGAAATCTAAATCAGCTCTATACTGCGGAAGACAATTTATATACAAAACGATGGAACAGATTGAGGAAGATGCAGAAGAATTTGAATACGATATGGAAGAAGTCCAAAAATTAAAGGATAACAAAGTTCCAAATGAAACAGAACAATCTAACTCTAGTGAAGCATCCGCAAAGAATATCCGTCTAGCAAACATGGGTCTATCCAATACTACTCAATTCGGTTCTAAGGTAGCCGAACTTACAAAGTGGTGCACCTACATAAAAGGTGAACTTTATATCCTTATGGTAGCTAATGACCTATATTTACTTTCAGCTAAACCAGCTAAACAATTCGGATTAAAAAGACCTCCATTTATTTGGTGGGGTATATTCTCTAGAGGTATTGCTATGTTAGCTCCATCAATCGCAGACATTTACCGAGACCCAAACCTTGCAATAAACGTTTTAACAAATCAAGGAATAGACAACAATACGTATAGAAACTTTGGAGAAATATTCGTAGCTTCAAACTCTGGACTAAAACAATCATCAATCGTTCCAAGACCGAACGGAGTAACTCCCGTTCAAGTTTCTAAAGATGAAAAGATAGGTGATAAAGTATGGGTAAAACCAATTCCAGAAATAACACAAGGATTAGGATTGGCAAGTAACGTAAAGGGTTACGCTGATTCTGCATCTGGAATGTCTCCTTCAATGCCAGTAGGACAAAAAGGTAAACTAAGTGTTACCCAACAAGCACAACTTAACGCTAATCTAGAACAAAAAACCGTAATAATGAAAAGAAAGGCAACACTAGCCTTTGAAGAACTATGTCAACTTATGGCAGATATTACTTCAACGAAGCTAACTAAACCTAGACAAGTTAAGATTTTTGGATATAAGGATTTAACTCTTGAAGGAGTAACAAAAGAAAACTTTAAGGATGTTACATTAGTTGCACACACAACAGCATCAGAAGATTCAGCAAATAATAAAGCTATAAAACAAAAGGCTAAAATTGAACTTTACACTTTATTTAAAGATGACCCTAAGATTCCCGGACAACTTGCTATGAGAAGAAGTGTTGCTAAATCATTCGATATTCCTCCACAAGAAATAGAAGACTGGTTCACAGAAGAAAAACAACCAACTAAAGAATTACCAGTAGTTCCCGGAGCAGAAGGAGCAAACCCAACATCAAAACCAATGACGGATGCTTCACCACTTAATTCAGATACACAAAAAACAGCACAAGTAGAAGTTCCAAAAAGAATAGGACAAGGAACAGGTTTTAAATAGTCTTTACCAATTTATAAAGTATGTTATAATATGACAAAGCAAGGATTAGAAAAATTAATTCATGAAAAGGAATCATTTGACCCAGAGTCAAGAGCTTTCATAGATAGTTTGGTTTTATCTGATAGAAATATCTCTGAAATTGAAAATATGAAACGAACTCCGGGATGGAAGATTCTAGAAGAAAAGATTAGAGAGGAACTTCACGAACGAATTAACGCATTAGTGAAGGATGATTTACAGATTTTAACACTCTTGTCCTTATTAAAGGTAGCAGACACAAAGTCTCTATCTAAGATATTGGATGATGAGATTGAAAATATAATTCCGCAATAAGGTAATAAAAACGGAATAGAATAGTTTATTAATTAACGAGACTATAACAATAGGCTCAAACACAAAAACTATGACAGAAAATAATGACGTAGACTTGTATGAGGAACTTAACAAAGAACTCGAAAAGTCAGAAGCAGAGGAAACTTCGGTAGCGTCCGACCAAAAACCTACAGATGAAGGAATATCTGAAAAAGAAACCAAAGATGAGCCAGAACTAAGTGAGGAAGAAATTTCAAAACTTAGTCCTAGAGCACAGAAGCGTATTAGAGATTTAGCGGAGCAAGTAAAGGAAATTTCCAAAAAAGAAATAGAGGAAGTTCCCGAAGTTAAGGAGGAAAAGGAAATATCCCCCGAAAACAAACCCCACGAATTCGAAAACGTTGACGAATTTCTTAATGCAGTTGAAGATAAGGATTCTCGTAAGTTATTGGAAACTTTTGCAAAGGTTCTAAGGAAGGAAACTTCTACAACACTAGCACCCGTAGAGGAAGCTAATAACAAAGCGAAATTTGAAACAATCTTTAATCAATACGAAAAAATTGATGGAATGAAAGATTGTAAGGAAGAACTTAAAAAGACTTTCTTACGAAACCCAAACCAAGATTTAGGAGCATTGATTAATAAAACTGTTACAGACCTTACCTTGAATAGAATTAAGAAAGTTGAGACTAAGGAATCAGCTCCCAATAGAGCTGGTAAACCAGACCTTGACGGATTAGATTTAGAAGGGCTATATGATGCTCTAGATAAAACTAAGGATTAAATTATTCACTAAATTAAAAAAGTATTATGACAGACACAACCGCATCAAATAATATGACTACAACTCCCGGATTTGCTATCAAAGCTGGAGGTTCTGCACTCGCAAAGATTGCAACAACCGCTTTCTTCAAAGTAAATACTCGAAGTATGTATGTTACAGCACAAGATGCCCCATCTCTTGCACTAGCAGGATTAATGCAACCTATCGTTGGTAACGTAGGTGCAGGTTCTTTGCCAGTAGTTACTGGTAACCAACTTACTTATGGTGGTTCTCCACTTACAGTAGTTTCAAGTCTAGCATTTGATAATGGTTCACAACCAGCTTCTACAAATTCATGCCAAATTTTTACCCTATGTGCTAATTCAGTTGAAACAGAAGCAGGAACAGTTAGCCTTTATTGGTTAGCAGGTGCTCCATTCCCAAAACACAGACAATCACAAGAATCAGACATCGCCCACACTCCTCTTGCAACATCAGTTGAAGTAGGTTACTTATACATTAAAAACGAAGGTGCAGTAGCATTTGTTCCCGGAACAACAGCTCTAGATGCAACCAACGTTACAACTGTATTCACAAACAACTTCGGACAAGAAGGTAAATAAACCTAACGAAGTATTATTCAATTAACAACAAATTAACAACATGACATTATTTTCAGCAATAGACGTTGGACAAAAGATTGTTACGAAAGAACTTATTGACATTTTGAAACAAAAACTTATGTGGTATAAAACCGCAAAAGTTCACCCTGTTACAAAAGGTTCAAATAGTAAAACCGTAATATTCAGAGGTTTCAACCGTTTATCTCTTGCCTTGACACCTTTAAATGAAGGTATCACTCCAGCAGGACAAAACTTGACAATGAATCAAGTTAACGCAGTTCTTTCTCAATACGGAGACTTTACTGTTATTACAGACGTAGCAGAATTCCTTTATGACCGTTCAGCTATTAAGGATGCTTCCGATGTTCTTGGTATTCAATCTTCAGAAACTATTGATACCACAATCATGAACGTAGTAGGTTCTGGAACAAACGTAGTTTACGGAGATGGAACAGTTGCTTCAAGAGTAACCGTTACAACCGCTATGAAACTTACAGCTACTCTAGTTACTAGAGCAGTTCGTTTCCTAGAAAGAAACAACGTAGAAAAGTTCTCATCTATGTCCGGTATGATTTCTGATGCTTACGCATTGGTTATCCACCCAGACGTAGCTATGGATTGGAGAAACGACAATTCATTCATTTCAGCAGTTAACTACTCATCTCCTACTCCTTCTAACCCAAAGAGAGGTGATTTATTCACAGGTGAACTTGGTTACTGGCAAGGTGTTCGTATTATTTCCACAACTATGTCTCCAGTTTACGCAGGAGCAGGTGCATCAGCACAAGCTATCTACGGATGTTTGGCATATGGTAAGGGAGCATACGCAGTTTCAGAATTCTCTGGAGGTCTAAAGACTTACATCCACACAGGTGGAGTTCAAGACACATCTGACCCATTAGAACAACGTTCAACCGTTGGATGGAAGTGGGAAGGAACATCAGCTATTCTTGACAACAACCGATTGGTTCGTCTAGAAGTTTCAGCTACTCTAAGTGGGGCAACTGCCTAACTTTAGGGAAAATTAAATATCTTCTAGGTTCTACGGTGGGATTAAATGTCCCACCAATAGAGCCCAGAAGAAAAAATTAATAATAACACTGACTATAACAATAGGCAGTAAAAGTATAAAATTATGACAGACAAAAATGAGTTCAAGTTTAGCACATTAAGAAATTTTGGTTCAGAACAGTTTAGTTTTAGTGCTGTAATTCATTCTGATAAAACTGAATTAACTCCAGATGAAATTAATTCTGGAATTAAACAGATTGATACTGCAATCGCTAAAGCATTTCTAGCTTGTAGTGAAAGAGAGATTAGTGAAATGGAAGTTTCAGCAAATCTATCAGAAAGACGAACAGTAGAAATTAAGAAAAGAGATAAGGCTTTGAAAGATGAAATGGATGCAAAGAAAGATGCTACAGACACTCTTAAAAAGGCAGAAAAATTATCAGACAAACTAACCAAAAACTAATATGCCTAAAACTTCAACACCAAAACCAGTAAAAGTAGACACTAAAGTTCCTGCTTCTGTAGCTCCAGAAATAACAAAGAAAGTTGTAGAGGAAGAACTAGAGAATATCTTTATTGACCCAGAAATGGTTGGAAAAGGAGGTATTCGTGTAAACGGAAAGATATTCATTGGACACATAAAAGTTCCAAAGAGTATTGCAGAAGACCTTTTAAGAATCCAAGAAGAATATTGGGAAACAGTTAAGAAATTAACTGATAAAAATATTTCTGTTAGAATGAAGAATGATTTTCAAAAAGAAGCATTGTTCCTAGCAGACCCAAATGAAAACGCAAATAAGAAAGGATTTACCAAAGACTACGGACTATTACCACAACGAGAATTCTTATTCTGCAAATCTTCATTTCAACAACACTTATTAGATTTGCGAAAGCAACTATACGGATATTAAAATGACAGGACAACAACAACAACAAACTAAACTTGCTAAAGGATTGAGTAAAATAGCACCTATGCCATTAAAAAGCAAGGCTTCTTCAATGCCGGGTATGGATAGTAAGGCTTATAATAATCCAGCATACAATAAAAAGTATGGGGATAATCCAGCTAAACCATCTAAACCAATGTCTAAAGTTAAGTCAGCAGTTAAAACTATGAAAAGTAGATTGCCAACTTACGCACAGGTTCAAAAATCAGTTCAAAAAGCAAAGGGGTATTAATTACCTCACTAGATATTAGAAATAGTATCTAGAAAGGTGTTTACTACACCTATTAATAATTAATTAAATTAAAAATGAATAAAAAAATACCATTTCAATTTAGTAAATATGGGAACGCCCTAAAAAGTTTTCTCCACACCAAGATTGGTGCAAAAATAGGTTACTACTTGAAACTAAAAGGATTCAATCGTGTTGGTGCATACCACACCTCTGCTCTTACAGGTAAGACGAAGTTCATTGGTTTTGCTTATAACTCACGTGTAGCAAAAGGAGGAGACTTAATCGCTTCTCTCATTACAGGTGCATCCCAAAACTCAATTACTTCTCCATTACCTCCAAAGTATATTGCACTTCAAGACACAGGAGCACTAACTCCAGCAAACGGTGATACTACACTTTCTCATGAATGTGTTGCTACTGGTTTGACTAGAGCTTTAGGAGTTCAAGGAGGATATGTTACCCCATCAGTTCTCGATGGAGCTTGTTCATATACAGTTACAAAAACCTTCACTAACTCATCTGGAGGTGCAGTAACTATTTACGGAGCAGGTTTATTTGATGCAATATCAACCGGAAATCTATTCGTTGAAGCAAACCTATCTTCAAATGCTATTATGGCAGTTTCAGATACTCTAGCGATTACATGGACTGTAAATCTCTGATTATGAAAACTTGTTCTAAGTGTAAAAAATCATTAGGGGAAGAAAATTTCTACAAAAATAAACTTGGGAAAAATGGACTTACCCCGTGGTGTAAAAAGTGTAATCATAAAAATGCCAGTTTTAATAGTAAAAAATTAAGACTTGCAGTTATGGCATATTTAGGAAATAAATGTGTTAAATGTGGTTTCACAGACCTTAGAGCACTCCAAATAGACCACGTTAATGGAGGAGGAAACATAGAAAGAAAAAAGATAAGTTGGTATCTAATTTATAAGAAAATACTTTCTGGTAAATATGATTCCGAATATCAAATTCTATGTTCAAATTGTAACCAAATAAAAAGAATAGAAAAGAAAGAGTTTGGTAATCAATTTAAAAACCTTTAATTGTCTACTCTGCCCTTTACAGGAGGGCAGGACTAGGAAATTAAATTTATTAAGGAAATAAGTAATTTATGGCAACAGGACAAGTATTAGCAATAGGTGGTGGTGGAGCAGGAGGTTCTTCCAATGGTGGAGGAGGTTCAGGAGGTGGAGGAGCTGGAGGATACCAATATAATGCTTCTTTCACTCTAACCCCGCAAGTTTATTCTGTAGTAGTTGGAACAGGTGGTGGTATAAATACTTATGGTGGTTCTAATGGAAATAATAGTGTCTTTTCTACAATTACCGCTACAGGTGGAGGGGGGGGAGGTGGAGGTGGAGGAAGTGCTGGACAAAATGGAGGATGTGGAGGAGGTGCGGGGCATGGTTTTGGATTTGGAACAGGTTCACAAGGTGGAAATGGTGGAGCAGAGGGAGGAGCTAATGTTAGTGGGGGAGGAGGAGGAGGTGCTTCTGCAAGTGGAACAACTCCCGGAACTTCTGTGGGAGGTAATGGTGGAGCAGGAACATCAAATTCAATTACAGGTTCAGCAGTAACTTATGCAGGAGGCGGTGCTGGAGGTGGTAATGGAGGAAATGGAACTTCGGGAGCTGGTGCTATTGGTCAAGGAGGAATAGGAGGAAATGGATTTGGAACGAATGGTTCAAATGGAGCAAATGGTATCGTAATTATTCGTTGGACAACATCCGATTTTGGAACACCAACAATTACAGGTGCAGGAAATACTTTAGATACTTCAACAGTTGCAGGACAGAGTATTGCTAAATTTATAGTTAGTGGAAACTTAACACTTGTAACTAATGTAAATAATTATACTCGTTCACTTTCTGACTCAATATCTTATGGAGCAAGTAGAACTGTGGGACTTACAAGAATACTTAACTCTCTAAGAACTGTAACCGTTTCCATGATGAATAATTCTGGAAGATTAGCTATACTAACTAGACTAGCCACTATGTCTCGTAAACCTACCGTTTCTATGATGAATGGAGCAGGAAGATTAGCAACACTCACTAAAGGAGCATCAAGAGCACTTTCTGACTCAATAATGAATAGTGCAAGTAGATTTACTACACTAAATAGATTGGCTACTATGGCTAGAACACTTATAGTTTCTATGATGAATAATGCAAGTAGATTTGTAACTCTTGGTAGGTTTTTGGGATATATAAGAAATTTAACTGATAATATAATGAATAGAGCTTCTAGGTTCACTACTCTTTCAAGAATGGAGAATTATTTTAGAAGTTTATCTGACTCAATATCTAATTCCGTAGGTAGGTTTGTAACCTTAAATAGACTAGCAAATTATATGAGAAGTTTATCTGATTCCATAATGAATAGTGTTTCTAGATTTGTTGTCTTAACAAAATTAGTTACGCATATGAAAAATCTTTCTGATTCAATAATGAACGGTGCTTCAAGATTTGCAACTCTATCTAGACTCGGAACATTTAGTAGAAAAATAAGTGATTCAATTATGAACGCAGTGGGAAGATTTGCAATATTAAAAGGAATAAATAGTGCAATTCACACGATTTGGAACATTATTAACAAACCAATTACCCCTACTTCTTGGAATGGTATAACGAAGGCGGTAACTAATTGGAAAAGTAAAATAAGCGGACAATAAAATGGACGATATTCAACAACAAATAGATGATATAAATTCAAGACTTGATGATAATGATTCTTCATTACAGGACTTTTCTGATAATCTAGATAATAATTTAGAAGATATCAATGGTAGTATTGATGATATAAATAATAATGTTGACGAACTTCAAACAAATGAGGGTCAACTATTATTTCCACTAAGTCAAGACACAATCGACCTAATAAACGAACAAACAAATCTTTTCATGGGTGTTTATGGAGATATGTATGCTTACAATGCAACCATAACAATAACTGTATCTGCATCAAATACTTTCTATCAAATAGGGACTGGTTTATCTGGTGGTTTATGTGTAGGTTTTACTTTCCAAAATGCGAGAGAATTATTATGCGGAGTTGAAGGAACTTATAGGGTTGTTTGGTCTATGTCTGTTCATTCTGCAAGTAATAACCAAGAATGTGAGGGTTCAGTTATGTTGAATGGAACTGGACAAAGTTTTATGGCTAACCACTCTGAAATAATAAACTCTGGGAAGCCTACATCTATTTCCGGTTCTGGAATAATTTTTCTAAGTGTAGGAGACCTTATTAGTTTATGTGTAGCAAACCATACAGGTGCAACAAATCTAATAATAGACCACGTAACATTAACAATAAGCAAATTAGGAAACTAGACGAATTTTATAAACGTGCTATAATATAAACAATATGACAGAATACTTAGGACTTTCTTATAATGATACTGGCTCTACAACACTTTCGGGACTAAAGCAAGACATATATTTTATTGGAAAATGTAATTCTTCATCTATTTCAGAGGGAGACTTAAATAGAATAATCAATAAATACTATGCACAATGCCAAGATGCTATTCGTTCAGTGAACGAGAACTTCTACATGGGAGAAGCAACCACAGACCTAGTAATAGGAGATGGTTCTTACACTTTCCCAGATGGAACAGGAACAGCACCAGCTTATGAAAAGATAAAATCTATATGGGTAGCATTTATGCCACAAGACATAACAAACCCACAGTCAAATGAATATCAAAGAGTTGATATAATAGACCCAGACTCAATAAGCGACCCAGAGTATATGTTCTCAACCGAATCATCAAAGGCACTTTTGTTTGGACTTTACTTTACACTTCTACCGCTAGTAACTGACGCAACAAAATATCCAGTAACAAATGGTGTAAAAATGTATTATATAATGAGACAAGATAAACTCATTAATGACGTAGATTCTCCTAGAATATTCCCATCATTTCATGATACAATAACTTGGGGAGCTTTAATTGATGTTGCACTAAGACTAGGGAACGATGAGTTATTAGCACAAGCACAAGGAATGTTCGCAAAAAGACTTCAAGAAGTAAAAGATTACGCATCAGCACATATGCCACTAGAATTAGGAGTAGTAGAAGGTCAAGAAGAAGTTGGGGGTTGGGCTTATCCTTTCGGATTTAATTCAATGAGTTAATATGAAGCATTTACCAAATATACAATTTAAAACTATACCCGCAAAAAAGCAACGATATGAAACGTGCGGAGACTATTATCCAGAAAAAGGAATATGGCAATTTAGAGTATCTAACTGGACACCAGAATATGAATTCTTGGTATTAATGCACGAATTTACAGAATGGTTTTTAACTCAAAAAAGAGGAATTAACGAAAAGGAAATTTCAAAATTTGACATATGGTTTAACGAAGAAGGTTTACCCGGAGAACCCGGAGACCATCCAAAAGCACCCTATAAGAAAGAACACCATTTTGCAGAAAAGGTTGAAAAATTACTAGCTAAAGAGCTTGGTATTAATTGGAAGAAATACGAAGCTATGGGTTATCCCGGTTATGAGTAAAAAAATACCAATAGAAAATTTCTTAAAGATGAGTCCGGATGTTCCACAATATTCAGACAAAAATCAACACTATTTAATATCTGGTGTTAATCCAACATACTACTTGGATGTAGTTGGTGGACAAGAAGAACAAGTTGCACCACTAATTGCATCTAATATTTGGCAACCTTTTGCACAACAATTTTTAAATAATGGAATAGACATAACACCAAGTAATGACTCAACATATGAATTCTATGCGATAGATGCAATATCTAAAATATATGGCGGGGTATTTACTTTCGGAGGAAACCTAGCGATATTCTCTCAACCTAGTGGAGGAAATGAAACGGTTGGAATAGGAACAGGTAGAGTCCAAGTTTATAATGGACAACTTTTAGTAATTACAAATCCAGCAACTTCAAACAAGATTTACAAAGCACCAGTTCCTTTATCTTCACCAACTTGGAGTAACTTTGCAAGTGGTTATCTAAGTGGAACGTTTGACCCTCACTACATGGAGAACTTTTTAAACTTCTGCATGATAACAAACCAAAACTCTAAGGTAGAAAAGATTGATGGAAGTTTCTCAACTCCAACACCCGGAATAGATTTGGGAACAGGATGGTCTATTAAAGGACTAAAGAATTTTAATGACAAGTATCTAGCAATCGCTGGAGCAAACGGAAACT